AAGCATACAAATCTATGCTAGAATCAGAGAAACCCAGTGGGTTTGCAACATACTCTACTTACGGGGACTTCGACAGATACATGAAGAAGTTAGATCCCGTGAGTGGTTATCTTGACAGCAAGTTTGGCAAAGAGAAATCTGAGTCACTTGTAAATGATTTTTTATTTTGCTATGACTAATTCCTGGTCCTTACTTTATGATGTCTTAAACGAAATGGATGACATGACTAACCAAAACCCTAATAGATTTAAATACAGTGAAGAGAAGATCCTCAAAGAATTGAGTGATTACATCTCTGGTACTTACAACGCACATTACTCTGCTGGTAATGACAAGATTCAAACTCTTGACTTGATTGATGCCTGTGGTGATGCTGAAGCATTCTGCAGATCTAACATCCTCAAGTATGCCTCTCGCTATGATAAGAAAGGCACTGCCCGTCGTGACATTATGAAGATCCTGCACTATGCTGTGCTTCTGATGCATTTCAGCGACATGTCCTCCCAACGTGAAACCTATCCTCAATGAGTATGCAAATCTCTGAACGTACAAAATTCATTCTTGAGAATTTTGCACAGATCAATAATTCAATCTACATCAAACCAGGATCTAAGATCTCGACCATTGCAGTCACTAAGAATGTTTTTGCTAAGGCAGAAGTAAGCGAAGAGTTTCCTGAAGCATTTGCAATTTACGATCTTGGTCAGTTTATCAACGGTTGGGATCTCTTTAACCAGTCCAGAGATGTTGATTTCCAATTCAACAATGAATCTTTTCTGACTATCAAATCTGGGAGGAGTAAACTTAAGTACTTCTACTGTGATCCTGATGTATTGATTCTTCCTCCAGACAAAGAACTTGGTCTTCCAGAAACCCAGTTTACTTTTCAACTGAATGAAGATGTTATTGTCTCCCTTGTCAAAGCATCTAGAATTCTACATCTTCCTGATCTCTGCCTTGAATGTAAAGGTGGTGATGTTACTCTTGCAGTAAAGGACAAAGACAACGAGACATCTAACACTGTTTCATATGTTGTTGGTAAGTCAGATGTTTCATTCTGTTTTAACTTTAAGATGGAAACTATTAAAATCATCCCTGGTGATTATAATGTTGATGTCTGTACGAGGGCAGCAAAGTTCAATCGTATCACTGATCCAAAAGATCTCTTGAAGCATCTTGAGTACTTTATTGCTCTTGAACCTGATTCCACTTACGGTAATTAATTTCCATGTCTCGTAATGAATTTCTCTGGGTTGAAAAGTATCGACCCAGGAAGATTGACGATTGTATTCTTCCAGAAACAACGAAGAATACATTCAATGAATTTTTGAACACTGGACAGATTCCTAACCTTCTTCTGTTCGGCACCGCTGGTATCGGTAAAACTACTGTCGCAAAAGCACTCTGTGAACAACTGGGTGCTGATTATATTGTTATTAACGGATCTGACGAAGGACGTGCAATTGACACAATACGGAACAAGGTCAAAGATTTTGCTTCGACCCTCTCACTTTCTAGTGACTCCAAACACAAAGTCGTTATTGTTGACGAAGCTGACAACACAACCAGTGATGTACAACTCGCTCTACGGGCAAACATTGAGGCGTTTTATGGTAACTGTAGGTTTATTTTTACCTGCAACTACAAAAACAAACTCATCGAACCTCTTCACTCCCGATGTGCAGTCGTCGATTTTTCCATCCCAGGAAAAGAAAAGAAACTTCTGGCAGGAACCTTCTTCGACCGTCTCAGGTTTATACTTGAGGAAGAAGGCGTACAATATGATCCAAAAGTACTTCCACAAATCATCCTGAAGTTCTTCCCTGACTGGCGTCGTACTCTTAACGAGTGTCAACGTTATGCAGTCGGTGGAGTTATTGATAGTGGTATTCTTTCTAGTTTGTCTGATGTCAGGTTCAATGAATTGACTCAAGCACTGAAGAGTAAACAGTACACGACTGTTAAGAAGTGGGTGTCGAGTAATCTTGACAACGAACCTTCTCATATCTTTAGGTCCATTTATGATAATCTTTATCAGTGTCTGGAACCTAGAACCATTCCTCAAGCGGTATTGATTATTGGCAAGTATCAATATCAATCTGCATTTGTTGCAGATCAGGAAATCAATTTACTTGCTGCCCTTACTGAAATGATGGTGGAGTGTGAATTCAAATGAATCTTGATTTTTCTCGTATTAATTTAAAAGAGTTCTTTGGTTGTTGCAATGCAACCAACACCAAAGAGATGAAGTCCAACACATTTAAATCTTTCCGAACATATCTTCAAGAGAAGTCGTTTGCAAAGTGGAGTGATAACCAAGTTCGTTATGTTGGAGATCACATGGATGGAGTTGATTTTATTGGTGAAGATGAAACACATTATGAGATGAAAGGATCTCTCAAACTCTTCAATAAGAACGGATCTACAAAGGTAATTACTTTGAAGAACTTTCAAGGTAACTCAAAGAAAGTAGAAAAAACATTTGAGTATATGTTCTTGGTAGATACTGAGAACATGTCTCTTGCATATACTGACTGGGACACTGTTGAGAAACGTGTTTATTTTACTCCCAGTTCTCCAACAGCAAAGGTTAAGTTTCTTCCAGGGGACTTTACAATGCTTGCTACAAATATTGAACCTGCACCCAAAAGCATCACTGCATCTGATATACTTGACGGCGTTGAGCGTATCCTGTAATGACAAAATTTAAAACACCCCTTCGATATCCTGGTGGAAAATCCAGGGCAATTAAATTTTTAGATCAGCATCTCCCACAATTTGACAAGTTCTATGAACCATTCCTAGGTGGTGGTTCTATGGCACTCCACGTGACCCAGACCCGTCCTAGGACAGAGGTGTGGGTCAATGACTTGTATTACCCTCTATATTGCTTTTGGTTGACTCTCCAGCAGCATGGTGAGCGTCTTACTCATGACCTCAGAGAACTGAAGACAGAACTAGGTGAGAGTTTGACTGCTCATCGTGAAGCATTCGAGAACTCTAAGGCAGCACTGGTAGGCACGGATCAATACACTATTGGATTTAACTTCTATGTTGTGAATAAGTGTTCCTTTAGTGGGTTATCTGAATCATCTTCTTTTAGCAAGATGGCATCACAGCAGAACTTTACCTTCAGAGGTATTGATAAACTTCCATACATTTCAGAACTGATTCAGTTTTGGAGAATTACTAATCAGGATTATTCTGAATTGCTTTATGGTGATGATGCATTTGTATTCCTAGATCCTCCTTATGACATTAAGGATAACTTGTATGGTAAAAAAGGATCTATGCACAAAGGTTTTGATCATGAACTCTTTGCTGCTCAATGCAATAACTCACAACAAACATGCATGATCACTTACAATTCTGATGCATTTGTCAAGGAAAGATTTCCTGGATGGACTGCACAAGAATGGGATCTTACATATACTATGAGATCTACGACCACTTACACACGTGACCAAAAGAAACGTAAAGAACTTCTTTTAACTAATTATGAGCAAGTACCAGTATCCCTTGACGGATTATTTAAAGACGATCAATGAGTCCAAGAACAATTTGATGGATGGTGATGATCCAGGTTGGGAAAAAGAATATCCTGCCTGGGTCATTACTAAGTGCTTGTCTCATCATTATGACACTGTGCTACTAGCGAATGAGATGAATCTCAACTCGCAACTCCCAAGTAAACTTCAGTATGATTTTTATATAAATATCGTTAGGAAGAGAAAGCGTTTCTCGCCCTGGGATAAGAAAGTAAAACTAGATGATCTTGAGTGTATCAAGGAATACTACAACTATAGTACCGAGAAAGCACAAGCAACTCTAAAGATACTAAATAAAAAACAAATTGAGTTTATTAAATTGAAATTAAACCGTGGAGGAAAAGCATAATGTCTCAAGTTGCTGAGGTTCAGTGGACTCGTGAAAGTATGGTAGAGGTGAAACTTTCTCAACCAGATGACTTTCTCAAAGTAAGAGAGACCCTTTCAAGAATCGGGGTTGCCTCTCGTAAAGAAAAGAAGTTGTATCAATCTTGCCACATTCTACACAAGCAAGGTAAGTATTATATTGTACACTTTAAAGAATTGTTTGCTCTTGATGGTAAGACCGCAAACTTGACTCAGAATGATGTTCAGCGTCGTAATAGAATTACCCAACTGCTTTCTGATTGGGGATTGATTTCTATTGTTAAGACCGACGAAGTTCTTGACATTGCACCACTTAATCAAATCAAAGTTCTTTCATACAAAGAAAAGGGTGAGTGGGAACTAGAGTCAAAATACAATATTGGTAAAAAGAAAACTACTCCTGTAGCACAATAACTATAAATAGAGGAGTTACACTCCTCTATTTTTATGTCTGAAAATAAATCAGACGTGACTACAGAAGAGAAGCAACAAGATGAAGACAAAAGTGAAGTTCTTGGTAATCTGGTGAAAGTTGTAGTCCTTATCTGGTCTGCATCCCTTCTCACATTTAGTTACGTTCGACTTCCCAACGGTCAAAAGATCTTAGATTTCGATCCAACTTTTATAGCTTCGGTGTTCAGTGGATCGTTAGCTGCGTTTGGATTGAGTCCTGCTAGAAATGGTAGCACTCCAAAGAAAGCACCTACAATCGGAAAAAAAGAGGAAGAAAATGCAAAAACTAATTAACGCATTAGCGGTACTGTCGTTCTTAGGAACAGCAAGTATCATTGGCGGAGGTGTATATGTATACCTCCAGAAAGATGCCATCATTGAAGGCGTCAAAGAAAGAGTAACCAAAGCAGCAGTTGGTGCTATTGGAGACGCTCTGCCTGGCATGTTAGATTCAGCAGTTCCCAAGTTACCTGAAGTAACTGGTCCTGCTGTCCCAAGTGCTGCTGGTGGAAATGTTAGCGGAACAGCACTGCCTTTCTGAGAATTTGCTGAGAGCAGTTAAATAGTAACGTGGTGTACTACGTTACTATGGCACAAAGCACGTACAAAAGGCAACAAAAGAAGGAAGCAAGAGATACATTTTTTCTATATGTTTTCTTTCATTCTGTATGGAATGGCATATTCAATATGTTCAATGATGATTAATGGAAATTCCAATTATATCTTCTCCTGATATTAAAATTCAGGAGATTGAAATACCAACGGTAGTATCACCTACACAATACTATACATCTCAACCACTTCCTCCACCAGTTGTGGTAAATATTGGTGTGCCTGTAGTTGATATTCCTGGGTGCGTTGAGGCACATCAAACCAACAACGCTAAGAACAATGCAATCAAAGAGGAAGATCCCAAGGGAACTTATACAATTTGTGACGCTGGCGTTCCCAGTTTTAATCCTATTAATTATGAACCTGAACAGATGATCTTTACTCGTCCTGCTCCTGTTCCTAAGAGCAATGCAGAGACACCAGCACCAGCAGTTCCTGAAACTGAAGAAGCACTTCCACCTCCACCTAAAACTGTTAAAGTGGAGTGTCCTACAAAAGTCCAAAAAGCACAATATCCTGTTGGTACTTTTATAGAAGGATATAGAAAGAAGGTTGTCGGTTATGAACTCATCGATAACACATGCGTTCAACTCACAGAAAAAGTTGCACTCCCACAACAGATTGTCGCTGGACTTCCTAGTGGCGGTCAGGTCGTGCAGGTTGGCGGCGTTGCTGTCATTGCAACGACATCAGCACTTGTAGCAAAACCGCTGGCAGATCTGCTATTGAAAGCAGTCAGACCAGCGGTTAAGAAGATTATGAAAAAGATTGCTAGTATACGTGGAAAGACACCACCTACTTTATCGACAGGGGAGCGCCGAGCAGAGCAGCGTCAGATGAACCATGCTGTTCGTGCCCTTCGTTCTGTTTTCCCGAGGAAGAAGAAGAAGGGATAGCGTGGACGTGTGGATGAGTGTGCCCTGGTGGGTTATTCACAATGACATCTGCACACACAGAATAATATGGACTCTTAGGATGGAACTGAATTCCCTCCTTTAATAAATTTCCACAATTTTTTAATCTTCCGATCTCAAAATCTAATCGCTTATTGGCAGTTAATTGTCTCATCATTTCGATGTTGGCAGTTGCTGCCTCTTTGCATTTTGCCTGTAATTCTTTATCTAAAGGTTTACTCCATGTCATAGAGAAACCTACACCTAAGTTATAGTTATCTTTTTGTCCAGTTCTTACAGGAACTTGATATAATATGGAGCCAGGATTATCGGGTGCTCCATCCTCATCGAGATCTCGCATATCATATACGGGATCATAATAATATGGTTCGTAAGGTTTTGTAGCACTTGCACTTCCAGTGACATAGGGAGTAAAGTTTACAGTGGGTCCTTGGCATTGAATGCCGTTTCCATAAGTATTAGTAATATATGGACCCTGTAAAACCTGGATCGCCTGATTGGTCACCGAGCCAGAGCTATTTGCGATTGGAGATGCTGTTGCACTTACACCCCCTACAGATTCCGCCAGAGTGGCAGGGGCAGTCGCAAGGTTGGATAGACATAGAATTACTGGGAGAAGATACTTGTTGTGTCGGTTACGGATTGAATTTCCGTTGTTCTCTGGATAATTGTTTGATTTTGTAAACCAGGACCTGAATACGTTTCCGTGAATTGGAACGCTGCTCCTGGTGTTGTTTGTACGAATGTCGGTTTGGATGTCACTCCTGTCCATGTTGATGTCACTCCATCGATAGTTACATTATTAGTTCCTGTTCCTGGGGAAAGATTCCCACTTGCTGATACTCCAGATCCTGTTGCAGAGTATTGATACCCTGTGGAGTAGTCCATCGAATTGATGGTTTCTGTTACTTTTGTGGTGGTCTCTGTATGGCTCGACATCGAGCCCTGTGTGAAATTTGGGACTACTGGGACTGCATTTGCGACAGTCCCATGTAATGCACCAAGAACCAACCCGAGACCGATTGCTTCTTGTAATCTAGTCATTAGTCGATAACAGTAATTTCGCTAACAAATTGTCCGACAGCACTAGTACCTGCTCCACCTGCCGTTACAGTTAGAACACCTGCACTGGTTACAGTACCTGCTAAATCACCAGCAGATCCAGATGCATAAGAAGTGGTGTTAGAGAAGTTAGGAACTGTTCCTACAGTTGCAGCACTAGTAGGTACTGCATCACCTTGTGTATAAGATTGACTGAAACTAAATGCTGCTCCAGGAGTATCTTGGGTAGCAGCAATAGTACCAGGTGCATAAATTCCACTGGTAATAGTTCCAGCAGAAACTGTGTTTGCAGTTGATCCGTCCGTAGTATCAATATTTGATCCACTGATACTGAAGGTTGAACCAATTCTAGTTGCTTGAGTTCTTGCTGCATCTACAGTTAGTTGTACAGAAGATGCATGTTTTGATACAAGTCCGCCAGCATTTGCTGCACTTGCGGTCATCAGTAACATACCAAAAGCAAACAATGCTTTTTTCATTTGAATTAAAAATTATTCAACGCTAATTTTATTTAGACATAAATAGATGCGAGACCTTTCGTGCGGTCTCTACG